TCCAAGTCCTGCAGTGATTCTCAGGATAGTAGTGCCACCACGAGAGAAGTTTACTTGACCAACATTATTTGCACCAGTGAGAATGTATGCTCTATAAACTCGTTTGAATGTCTTAGTGCCAGTTACTGCTGCTGCACTAGACAGAGTGAAATCTTCACTAATCTCAACCCAGTTTTCATCAAGTCCAAGCACTCGGACAACTTTACCGTTGTCAGAAGCATTTGCCTGTGCTGCTACAAGCACACCAGGAGTGTCAAATGCAGACCAGGGGTAGACTGTATCTCCAACATCCCAAACCGTGCCAGTAGTATTGATAGACAAAGAGGGGACAGCACCAAACTTATGAATGAATGATGCGCCCTTTACTTTACCTCTGGAAACCTGTAACGGAAACTGGTCCTCAATAATATAGTTTTTCATTTATCAGGACCACTCACTATTGTGTGCAATCCTCTTACTAGAAACAATCTTCTTACTTTCTGTCAGAGGATAAACATTCTGAATGATGGCACCAGGATACTCGGACTGTACCATCTCGGTCAGTTCGTTTCTCTCAGGAATCTTACCTTCGTACTGCACCTGAATACGATACAGTTCTCCGTTCCACTCCATATCTGCCTCGTACGTTTCTTGTACGGGTTTGGGAGCAGACCCCATATAGAGATTGCCATTAAAGTCGCCAGAGATGTTGACGCTTTCGGATAGATAACCTTTGAATGATTTCATCAGCAGTTCCACGCTCTGAGGGACTTGGACAGACGGTCATCGCCTGTGTTGTTAGATGGTTTCTGTCTCTTACGCATACCCTTCATTCTCGCACAGAAAGACTTACGACGAGGGTTGCCAACTTTCTTGCTAGGTGCTTTCAAATCAGAACCAGGATTCTCACGTTCGTAAGACTTACGACCTTTCTCGTTCAGACCACCTTCTTTATTCTGTCCTTCCTTCTTAGTCCAAGCAGCACCTTCACCAAACATCTTCGGACCTTTGGTTTTCTTTTCAGCAGCAGATCTCTCACCCTCGGTAGCACCTTTCTGAGCAAGATTTCTAATCTTAGCAGCACGCTGTTGCTGTCTATGTGCCTTGGGATCGATGGTGTAAGACTCGCTATGCGACTCACCTTCCATATAAGAACCGTCAGGCATCTTATGACAACCACATTCGCACTTTTCTTTACGCTTGCCTTTCTCGCAACCACATTTGGAGCAACCAGCGCCTTCTAAGATATACTGACTGAATGATTTCATTTTTTCTTATTGAACTTTGGATTCCTAGGACAATTTGATTCGTGCTTTTCAATCCACGCTTTCGGACGCCAATGTCCTTTGGGGGATGTTAAGCCACAGTATTGGCATTCATAAGTACCATTCTCTAGTTGTTCAGCCATTCGACCTCTCCGAAATAAATCTTCCAAAAGATTTGAAAGATTGGGTTTGCATATGCATATCTGTGCCAGAACCTGCCTGCTGTACAGACTTGCGTTGAAGTTGCAACTTACGCATATTGATCATAAGTTGTCTTCTATCAAGAGTTTGTTTCTGTTTATTTAGTTGCTGTGCTTTTTGTTGCTGTTTCTGATCAGCACCTAGATCTTTTTCCATCACTGTCTCGCAACTTTAGTGCACTTAAGACCAGCACCATCGATTGTCTCCAGAGGATCCTTTTCCAGATAAAGGACACCGCCTGCTTCGATGCTGACATTTCTGCTACCCAGAGCAACATACTGACTGTCGCCAGTGTTTCTCTCAGCAACCACAGCAGCGTCATCAACGATGAGCACGATGGTGGCAGCAGTGTCATTTACGACACGCACGGCAGTTGCCTTACTCAGGTTTGTTGCGGCACTAAGAGTAACCTCAGTTGCCAATACACGTACTCTATCCATTGATCTTTAGGTTGTTTCTTTACTATTTATCATTCTGTTTCTGTTGCTTCAGAAACTTGGCAAGTTCTGCAGTGCTACCTACAAACATAGTGTTGTTGGTAACATTTTGCGCTGCTTTACTCTTGGGACCTTCTTCTAGTTCCATCATCTTCTTCTGAAGATCAATCAACTTATCGGCAGTGTCTGCAACGTTTTTGATCAGATTGCCAGCAACTTCATATGCTCTAGGGGAATCTGATTCCTGTGCCAATTCAAGAATGCCGTCAACTGCTTCCTGACCCTTTTCAATCAGTGCATAAAATTGACCACGAGAATACTCATAGTCTTTAGTTATCTGTGCATTTTCTGGAGGTTTTGCTAGTGGTGCTTTTTCTGTAGGAACGATAGTTGTTTCTACATCCAATGCATCTTCAATCCCTTCAAATTTGGATAACTTACTCGTCTTGTCCTGTTGTTGGGTTTCTTGAGAGTCCATCTGTAAATTCACTGTATAGTTCATTGAAGCCAAAGTCATCATCTGGATCCGCATTGATCGGATCTGGAGTTACCGTATAACGCATCTCTCTGGGAGCAGATGGAGATGCAGATGCTGCAGTATCAACAATTGCTTTGGTGATGAGGCTATCTGTAGCATCGGAAACAGGACCATACAAGAATGTCTTTGCAGTAAAAGACAGTGTGTAGATCAATGTTCTTCTAGTTGTGAAGTCACCCTCATAGTCATCTTCATAGGTGACTGAATTGAGTACAATTGGAAAATCTTTTTTCTCTCCCAACGCAGGAACCAAGTTAATCGTTATGTTAAACATTGGTTGAAAAACGGGGAGGATCTGCTCCAGGATCTGCAGACCATCATCTTGATTCTTTGATAGAATTGCCAACTCAAAATCAACATTGTATGGAACTGGCATATACGCTTTCTTAGTTCCATTATCACCATCAACATTACGAATCACTTGTGTAGGAGAAACCTTCCTTGCAGGATCATATGAGAATCCAGAGATCTCGAAAGAAATTCTGGGAAGAGTGATTTGAACAGAATCCTTTTCTGTCAAATCACCAACCTGACGAAGACGTGCCAAGAATTTATCCTTGGGACCGTATGCCAAAGGAACCTTCATAACCTCAGTTGCTGTTCCATTGGTACGACGAATTTCAATGTTATTGAAAATCGTACCAAAAGCAACTACGGTTTTTCTAAAAATTTCGTTATAAGAATAAGTACCAAGCATTACTGTGCACCCCCGATCTCACCGAACGGATTAGATTGTGTGAAGTCGAGAATGTCATCCCCTTCAGACTCGAAGAATTCGTTTTGATCGTATTCTGAGTTAGTATTATTTAGAGTGTTATAAGTTTCAGGACTCCAGAGTGCACCTGATGTTAGACCCTTAATCGTCTCTGCGGTATTAAATGTTCCCGTGCGACTAACTATCTGGAGTTCTCTTGTAGAACTATTCCAGGACTTGACCTCTGCTCTGTTGTCTTTTGGTGAGTAGTCAATTGTGACTGTTGGAGCACTAGTGTAACCATTACCACCAGATGTAATAGTGATGCCAGTAACGAGACCAGTAGAACTAACTGTTGCGGTTGCAGTTGCACCTGTACCACCTCCTCCCGTAAATGTAATCGTAGGAGGCAATGCACTATTATAATGGTTGCCACCATCTGTGATAGTTACGCTATCCACAGCGTCTGCATTCAACGTTGCTGTTGCATATGCACGATACAAATCACCAACAATTTCTTCACCCACTACATAATTGCCAGATCCGCCAGGATCCATAACCATCTTCATAGATACCGCATTATTTGTTTGAACAACATCGATTTCTGCAATACCAGTGTCAAGATCTTCGTTGCTGTATTCGTAGAGTTCACATTTTAGACCCCAGACGTGGATCTTATTCAACTGATAAAAAGGTTGCTCGTGCTCAACATATTGGATTTGAAATAGTTTTCCTGCAAGGGGAAACCAAACCAAATCCCCTTCGTTGGGTCTACCTTCAACAACCAAGGTTGCATTGTCATCAACCAAATCTTGAAATCTTTTACGTGCAATGATAAAGTTAACCTGATCCGAAATGCGAACACCAAACTTGCTGAATAGATCACCATCACCACCAAACCCCTGAACATTTTCCAGGTACGCTTCAATTTGATATGCCGAATCAAATCTTGACATAGGATCTTCACCAAATGTGGGATCTTCGTCAACCAACGTTCTTGGTAAATAATAGATCTCGGTGCCGAACATCTTTATTTGCTCGACAACCAAATCTTCAACCAACTGCTGTTCGTTGGTTGTACCTTGAGAGAAATAGGGATTAAGTGGCATTTTACCCGATCATATCTAGAGGTGGCATTTCATAAGTGCTACGAAGTTTTTCTTCCAATGCGGTAAGTTCTTCCATCGCATCACTGTATATTTTTTCTCCATTGAGGGTGACGCCACCAGGAAGTTGCACGTTCTGGAACTTCGTGAGGTTTGTTCCCCAATACTTTTTAATCAATGCAGTTGCATAATCTTTGACCCACATAACATTATAGATCTTGCTCCAGTTTGCAGGATCAAGAGCACGCACACAATCAATAACAATAAATTCGCCTTCACGAATATCAGTTGCAGTATCGAAATCGATGTAAAGACGACCTTGAGATGCATTGAAACGCACAGGTTTCATACCTTCCAAAAGATGATTGATAGTCTCTAGGTGAGTTTGAATCATATAGTAATGATAGAACTGAGTCGATGTAAAATCGAACAAGTCGTTCAATCTCAACTGATAACGAATATCAAACATATTCGCAGTTCCCTTATCTTGGAATGTGAAAATACCATTCACACTACTAATGTGCTCGGGGAGAGCGAGATAATTATTCTGAGTCTGATAATCTGTGCTTCCAACAGTTTCAGTTGTATTTGACTGGAATGCAGTAATTTCTCCAGCAGTGAACTGATGTTTGAGATACACCTTTTCACTTCCACCATAGTGATACTCTTGAAACATCTCGATGGTATAATCGAGTGCATCATCGATCTGAGTATCATCTACGTTGATTTCAAGAACTGGTTTGCCCAGTCTACGCAGACAATACTCCTTTAGTTCGGTTTTACTTGTTACGGATGCCATTGGTTATCAGACCGTAGTGTATTTGCTGGAAGTTGTGTTGAAGTAGACATCGCCAGCAGCGAGTCCACCAGCTGTTGCCAAACCACTAGTAGCATATTCAGGAATGCCCAGAGCAGCACGCAAGAGCGATGCTGTCAGATTGGATTGGACGAATGCTGTGGTAGCAACCTGAGTTGTGTTGGTTGCCTGAGCAGCGGTAGGAGCAGTAGGAATGCCTGTGAGAGCAGGCGATGCCAGATTCGCTTTCAGATTCAGAGCAGTCTGCTGAGCGGTGCTAACGGGTTTGTTAGCGTCAGAAGTGTTGTCAACATTGCCCAGACCAACATCACCCTTGACCAGAGTGACGGTGCCAGTCTTGCCAGCGACAGACTGGACAGGAGCACCTGCTGCATCAATGAAGTTTAAGTTGTTGGTTAGGGTGCTAATGTTATCGCCAGGTTGAGTGGCGGAGTCTGCCAATGTGCCCTGAGCAGCGGTTGCATAATTTGGAGCAGCAAGAGCGATACGGGCATCAACACGAGCATTTGTGTAGTACAGATTCGTTGCACCTTCGGCAATGTCATCAGTATCCAAATCTGCAGGAACAGCACTCAGAGTCAACAGATTGCCAGCATCATCATAGGAAGCACTGATGCCAGTACCACCAGAGATCAGAGCAGCAACACGGTCATCAACACGCTCATCAGTGAAGTACAGATTGGTGGTACCCTCTGCCAGAGCATCGGTATCGTGGTTGCTGATGTCACCAACCTGCGAGTTTTGATAGATTGCGTTACCAGTAACTGTCAGGTTACCTTGGACTTCAAAGTTTGTTGTGGAGACAAAGTTGGTAACACTCAGTGTGTTCGAGAACGGATTATATGTGAGGTTTGCAGAGTCAACAAACATACCCGTGTGACCAGTGTTTGCGGAAGCAAACGTTGGGTAGAACGTAGTATTATTGTTTGTATTTGTGATGTCAATGTTGTCTGCATTGGTCGCAGTACCAGTCACATCACCAATCACACCGCCAGTGGCAGTCAAGACACCACCAACATTCAGTGTAGTGCCGATAGAACCGCTACCCTGTGCACTGATGTTGCCATCGGTTGTAATGTGACCAGTGGATGCAGTAATGGTTGTCTTAACACCAGCACTACCACCAATCATCACATTACCACCAACGTTCAGTCTCTTAGCAAGAGACAAACCACCGTAGATAGCAACAGAAGCGGATGTGTTGTTATATCCAGTGGAGTCGTTGGTATTCACAAAACGAGACAAACCACTGTTCTGGAAGTATGCGCCAGAATTCGTAATCTTAATGTAGTTGGCACCATTGAAGTCAACAGCACCAGAAGTGTCAAGAGATGTGAGGTTGGTAGCACCAACAACATCCAGAGTACCAGCAATATCGGTACTGCCTGTTGCAGAGTTGACGACAAACTTATTGGTATTGATCGTCAGGTTACCGCCAAGAGTAAGCGTCGATTGCAGGTCGGCAACACCTGTAGCCGTAAGTGTAGACAGAGATGTTCCACCAGTTACACCAAGTGTTCCAACAATTGCAGTGTTACCCGTGGGTCCATCAACGGTGAAATTGCTAGCACCAACATTCAGGTCATCACCAATGAATGCCTTCTTAGCAACTGCCAAACCACCAGCAGTATAGACAGAAGCAATGCTGCTAGATGCGCTGCTGGAGTCTGTAGTGCTGAAGAATCTTGCACGATCATTAAATGTCTGAACTGCTTGATATGTGTTAAGACCATCAAAGGTCGAATCACCATAAACTCTGACATTGGAATTGACAACCAAGTTGCCACCGATAGATGCACCACCAGTAACTCTCAGAGCACCATCACCACTGTATGTGCCAGTTGCACTTGCAGCAGATGCATTAGTGATCGTGGTTACGCCTGTGACACCCAGAGTGTTATTGACGTTAGATGCACCAGCAACAGTGAGGGTGCTGCTGAGCGTTGTACCAGAGGTCACTGCAAGCGTGCTGGCCAGCGTTGTAGCGCCAGTTACGCCTAAAGTACCGCCAATGGTTGTATTGTTGCTTACACCCAGTCCAGACTGCAGTGTGGTTTGACCAGCAACAGTCAGAGTACCAGCAGCAACAGTGTTACCAGTTGCAGCAGCAACAGTAAACTTGTTGGTTGCAATTCTGAAATCATCGCCTAGGTCAAAGTCGCCAACAACATCCAGATCTCCAGCAGTGAAGATTGTGTTGCCAACGTTCAGGTATCTACCGACGTTCAGGTC